AAATACTAGAGAGCCAAGACTGGTATAACCCCAACGACCACAACAAGACCGAAGGCACGTTAAAGCTATTCGGCAACCTGGTAGAGTTCTTTTCCCTTGACCAACCGCAAAAGGTCCGAGGTAGACGGCGGGACATTCTCTATTGCAACGAGGCGAACGAACTAACATTAGAGGACTGGCGACAGCTAACCTTCCGTACACGGGACAAGATCATACTAGACTTTAACCCGTCCGACCCTTTCCATTGGTTATACGAATTGCCTAACCGGGAAGATTGCACCCTTTACAAATCTACGTACAAAGACAACCCCTTTCTTAGTCCTGAACTTGTCCGGGAGATTGAACTACTAAAAGAGTCGGACCCGGACTACTGGCGTATCTACGGAGAGGGCGAACGGGCAACTAACCGCCGTGCTATTTACCTAGCTACCGAGGGGGAAAAACCCGATACCGCCAAACTATTGGGTTACGGTTTAGACTGGGGTTTTACAAATGACCCGACCGCAGTAGTAGCCGTCTACAAACAAGACAACGCCCTATACCTAGAAGAACTACTGTACGAACGTGGGTTAGTCAATAGCGAAATAGCCACGAAGTTAGAAGCCCTAGACCTTGGCCGGGAGTACATTATAGCGGACTCCGCAGAGCCTAAGAGTATCACCGAACTAAAGCGGTACGGGTACAACGTACACCCAAGCCAAAAGGGGCCGGATTCTATACGCAGGGGTATAGACCTTCTCAAACGGCATAAGCTGCACTACAAAGGTCAGAACTTGCAAAAGGAGATACACACGTATAAGTGGAAGATCGACAAAGAAGGGAACAACGTAAACAGCCCCGAGGACGCAAATAACCACCTGTTAGACGCAGCGCGTTACGTATGTCTTAACTTGCTGCAACCGAAGTACACGGGTAAATATTACATAGGATGAATAGAGCCAACATTGAACTTCACAACGTGGATTGTATGGAGTACCTCAACTCCTGCGAGGATAACGCCTTTGAACTTGCTATTGTTGATCCGCCCTATGGGATTGGCGTAAACATCTCGATTGGTAGAAGAAAGGGGCAAAAGCACAGCGGGTATAAAAAGTTTGCTGGGGGGGACAAGTGTATACCAAGCGCGGAATATTTTGAACAGTTGAGGCGAGTGAGTACGAACCAAATTATTTGGGGGGGAAACTATATGACAGAGCACCTGCCCCCGTCACCTTGCTGGGTGCTGTGGGATAAGGGTTTTTCACAAGACGTGACTTTTGCGCAGTTTGAGTTGGCCTGGAGTAGCTTTAAAAGTTCTGCTAAAAAGTTCGATAAATCCCCAATAGACCCTAAACGAATACACCCCACACAAAAGCCCGTGAAGCTGTACGAATGGCTGCTGGACAACTACGCCAAAGAGGGCGACCGCATCCTTGACACGCACCTGGGCAGCGGCAGTATCGCGCTTGCTTGTTGGAACAGGCGTTTTGACTTAGTAGGGTGTGAGCTTGACCCCGACTATTTTGCCGCGGCTACCAAACGTATTGAGAAGCATAAAAGGCAACTACAAATGTTTTAAATATGAAAGCTAAACAAGTAGAGTTCTACAAGACGCAGTTAAAGAAGTGGCGACAGGAACGCCGCAAAGCGGACGCAATAGTTAAAATGTGCCGCGAACGTCTAGAAGACCTAGAAGGCAAAAAATGAAAGTACAAGTACCTACCAGTCTGGACGCTATTACCGTGGCCCAGTACAAACACCTGCGTACCCTTGACGAGATCGAAGACCCGTTAGAGCAGCTACGTAAAAAGATTACGTACCTATGCGGGATAACGGAAAGCCAACTAGACCAACTAACCGAAGAGAGTTTTACCCAACTGGTCAACGCTATTTCCAAAATAGGGGCCAACATAAAGGAACGCTACCCGCTGGAAACGTTCGTAGATATTGACGGGGTGCAGTATGGGTTTAACCCTGACCTGTCGCGTATTACGTTGGGCGAGTTTGCCGATATAGAACACCTATGCCAAGACGGAGCAGAACAGAACTTGGAAAGTATTCTATCTATCCTGTATCGACCGGTAACAAAAAAACGGGGAGACTTCTACCAGGTAGCCCCCTACACCGGGACCGACGGAAAGAAGTTTTTACACGTGCCTATTACTGTTGCCTTTGGTGCGTTCGCTTTTTTTTTGACTACCGCAAAAGAGTTGCGGCGCAATTTTCCCAACTCTTTCAAGGCGGCGGGTCAACGCCTGTAGGTAAGAAATGGGGCTGGTATTCTACAATACACAGCCTAGCGGGTGGGGATATACTTAAAGTAGACGCGGTAACGAAGGTAGAACTAGGCGCGGCCTTATCTTACCTTTCCTACGAGCAAGACGTAAACAGTAGCACCCGTAACAACTATGGCAACCCATCTAAATAACATTATCTCTACCTTTCAAACTATCGCCAACGATCACGGCCAGTTACAACGGTTTGAACACGGCCAACTGTCAGAGGTGAACTTGGCAAAGCTGGACGCTACACACTTTCCTTTGTTGTACGCGGAGCCAATTAGCGCAAACCTACAACGCGGGCAAATTACCTTTACTATGGGCCTACTTGTCTGCGATCACATCCAAGACGACGAAACCGACCGCACAGACGTGTGGAACGATACCCTTTTGATTCTGCAAGACGTGGTTAACGAGTTCCGGCACAGTGTCGCCAGCGCAAGCAACGCTCAAAACCGTTTTGTATCTGACGCGGTAGAGGTGTTGTGTACTCCGTTTACCGAGCGTTTCGATAATTCCCTTTCTGGATGGGAGGCACAAATAGACGTACTGGTAGGCGACGACAATAACCTTTGTTTGATGCCGTGAAGTACCGAAACACAGAAATAGCACTAGGTAAGGCAGGTAAGGAGTTGCGGCGACGTATGCGGCAGAGTCTCAGCCAGCGAGGTAAGAACGCTACGGGTAGCCTTGCCGACTCGATTAGTTACGAGCAATACGTAGACAAACGATACGGGCCGCGGTTGGTTATGACCGGGGATAGTTACGCAACATTTGTAGACCAAGGTGTAACGGGTACGGGCCGGGACTTGCAAGAAGGCGAAACCGTAGCACGGTCCCGTAGTAACTACGCCTTTAAGCGCAGCAAAAAAAGTATTCCGCCTAGCGTTATTCTTGGTTGGATGAACGATAAAGGTGTTAGGAGCCGGTCCAAGAAAACGGGACGATTTATAAAGCAGAACCGTAAAAGTAGCGCGTTCCTTATTGCGAGGGCAATTCACCGTAGAGGCTTGCAGCCCACCGGGTTTATTGAAGACACCGTAAAACGTTACGAACCTGAAATGTACGAGTTCGTAGGCGAAGCCTTGGCAAAAGACGGGGCAGAGTACCTAATAGAAAAGTTAAACGTAGCCTTTAAAAAGTAATGGCATACACAGTAGTACAAAGCCCGGAAAACTGGGTGCAAGGGAGTAAGTACCCTATCATTTACGTAGTCTACGACGACACCAACACCGGAGAGGCGAAGTACAAATACATTTGCGACATCTACGTAGGTGGGTCTAAGGTAGCACGCCTTAAGACTCTGCCTAATAGTAACGACCGGGGTGTATTCCAGGTGAACAGAATTCTAGACGACTACGTAACACCTACCGCGGCAAACGTGAACAGCGTAAACAACGGCCTGAACTTGAACGGGGTAATTACGCTAGGGGTCGAAGAAACCGCCAAACCGTTTGGGAAAAACGCAGAGGCAACGCGCCGTGTAGAATTTAAATTCGGCTACGAGTACGCTACTAGCGCAACCAGCGCACCTACTATCTACGCGGACCAGATTACAGGTAACTACGTAAGTGTAATTAAGGCACACGGCTACTTTGGTGTAACGGAAACACTTGCGGACCAGTTTGAGGATAGCGACCTGAAACGCTTTCAACTAGATAGTAGCTTAGACCCGTTTATTTCTGCCGTCCCCCGTGTAAGCGGTAGCGCGTCTATTATTTCTAGTAGTGCGCGTTACGACCAAGACGTACACCTAAACCAGGCGCACGTACTTAGTTTCTTGAACGACGAAACGAGCAGCACGCAAACCAAAGGCCCGAATAACATTTTTGTAGCTGGTTACGAGGCAGACGGAACAGAAATTTTTAACAGCTACATAGCCAACCTAACGGCAAACGGAGGCGAAGCCCCCGGCACTTCTAACAGCGACGACGAACGGTTACTTTACTTTGGTGCGGGTCCGCATAACTTGACAACCCAAACAAACAACGCCCTTATTAGTGCGGGTATGGCAGACGCGGACCTAGCGTACTACGAGGTAGTAGCGTGCGACACAACAACCCTTAGCGCGATAAACCAAGTATCGGCAGTGTACCGGTTTAACATAGTCTCGGAATGCAAGTACGAAACGCGGCGGGTAATGTTCCAAAACCAGTACGGCGGTTGGGACTTTTTGAACTTTGAGAAACGCAGCGAGCGTAAACTAAACTATGAGCGTTCAGAGTACTACCGTCCCTTGGGTAATTGGGACACGGCACAACCAAGCGCAGAAGATTGGGGCTACACCAACTACGCGCAGGGCCGTTCTACTTTAATGACCCGCACAACCCTAAAGGAGACTCTAAATACTGACTGGCTACCTGAACACTTTAACCCGTTCTTCGAGGCGTTGTTAGCTAGTCCAAAGGTTTACGTAATTGAGCAAAGCGGCGGCGAAGACGCTTACCAAATTCCCGCGGTAATTACCAACACGGACCACGTGCGAAAGACGGGTATTAACGAGAGCCTTATTACCTACTCTATTGAAGTAGAGTATTCACGACCGTTGCACTTAGGATGATTCAACTACAAGCCTACACCGATAGCGGCGTAACCACGCTGGATATTTCGCAGATTACTACTATTAGCCTGAACTTCTCAGTAGCGGAACTAGGCGACGTAACAACGCGAAACAGCCCTTTTAGCCAGACGTTTCGACTACCACAGTCAGAGAAGAACAACAAGTTCTTTGAGCATTGGTATAACGCTAACATAAGTACGGCGACATTTGACGCCCGGAAAAAGACACGGGTGGTAATAATGGACGAGGGCGTTCTAGTTATTGCCGGGTATCTGCAACTTTTGGCCGTGTACGAGTCCGACCGTACATACGAGGTAGCGGTATACGGCGACGCTGCAAACCTGTTTCAAGAACTGAAAGACAAAGACCTTAAAAAAGTGTTTGAGACAGACGGGGTAGTAACAACGGATTACGACTACCAAGCTACTGCCGCAAACACTATAGACAGTTGGGATATTGACGAAACCACGGGCAACGACATTACCGACGGTACGGTAGGAAACGGAACCCTGACTATTCCGGTTATGGATTGGGGGACCAACCAAAACTACCCGATACACTACACTACCGGTAGCAGCGACCCCCAAGGGTTAGGACAAGAAGACTTTTTGCGGGCCAACCGTCTAAAACCTGGTATTCGGTTGCAGCACCTTTTCAATAAGGTGTTGAATAAGGCGGGGTATACGTATACAAGTACCTTCCTAGATTCGGACAAGTTCAAGCGTATCTATATGCAGTTGGGGACCAACGCGCCCGAATTGCAAACGCGCCCGTTTTTTGGTTGTTCGGTTGGTTTGACCGTGGACCAGAACATAACAAGTACGGGTATTTACCCGCTGCAACTGAACAACGAAAGTGGAGACTTTTACGATCCGGACAACTTGTGGGACTCTACCGCGTTTAGCTTTGTCGCGCCTACAGATATGGTGC